ATCACATCAATCCGTTTTTAGGGCGAACGTTAAAGCCCGAACACGAAGATCAACGATATGGCCACAAACACGTGTATAAAGAATAAAGCTGCCATTCAACTGGATGTAACTGCTACGGTGTTACACGAAGGCCCGTCCACGGCGGGGAGTCAGACTCCCCTTGTGGGAGCTTCTCCGCAGTCCGTTAGCCGTCAGTTGGAGTTTAGCGATAGACAGTCGCGTGAACCTTGCGTTTCAGGTTCTTCTCTACCCGGCGCGTCGTGGATGGGAGGTAGTGCTAGGTCAGACCTCTCCATGTCAACCGATGTCATTCCGGTTGGAAAACGAATAGATGATATTTACGAACACTGGGTGGAAGAGAAAGGAGGTGAGGTATTGTGCTGTCGCGACAGACGTTGCGTCCGTGAGCGGGCATGGCAGGCAGAGTGGGGGGTTTACCCCTCACTTTACAACCACCATAAACCGGCAATCGCACCCCCTCCGAAGGCTCTTCCGACCCATGAGCCAAGTTATCGAAACTTTCCTTACAAAAACGCACATCGGTTTAGGGAGAATCTCTTATCCAAGAGGATCTCGTACGACGCCGAGTTTGTGCTGGAACAGACTATAGCACGTCTGGGTCCGGAGGAATGCGATTTCGAGGACTATAGCCTTAGAGAAGGTGTAGTTGACAAAGTAGAGGAACTAGTGAGTGAAATGGCTCAAGGAGTGGCCCGAGACGACGAAGCTAACCCGTATACGGTGCTTTGCGACGAAGTCGAGGACGGTTGCTCTGAGAGCCGACGTCTGTACAAGAGATGTAAAAAACTAGTGGAATTCTATGAGGATATGGGCGTACCTCGTAGCGGAAAAGAACCGCCCCAGCATATAATATGCGGGCAGCTTCGTGCTGCCGTGCGACAATGTTTCTCAGATGAATTATCTATCATTTGGGAACTCAGCTTCAAGACCATTCAGAAGATTGAAAAATCGTGCTGTAAGGTTTGTTTGCCTCTTTTTGAAGAGAAACTGAGCCAATGGAAAGAGGCTAGATTTCACCCAGTTGCTGTCGATAGCGAGCATCTCGAGCGATTCAGAATCGCGATGCGAGCCAATATCGAGAAGGGATGGGATCGACGACGTGCTCCTTTTATTCCGAACGGTCACGCTACCCGGCGTTACACAAGGAAAGAAGGAGGTAATTGGAATCGGGAAAAATTCGACAGCGAGTGCCGCACCGAGTTAGTGTTTTCATCAGGCAAACCCAGAGTTGTTACTCTTTACTCTGCTGAGAATACACGACGCTTGGCCCCGTTACATTACTCCTTGTACGACATGTTGAAAAAGAGAGGGTGGCTGCTTGTTGGAGACCCAACCGATAAGCACGTCCAGAGTCTTGAAGGCGCTTCTCTACTGAGTTTTGATTACTCGTCGGCTACTGACAATATAAAGTCGGCTTACGTCAGAGTTGCAGTTGAGGTTCTGGAGGAAATGGCTGACCACATTACGGATGAAGAACACCAGGCATTGCAAGTGCTTGCAAACCTCCGTCTTGATGGGAGAGAAACATTT